TCCCTAACGGGAAACCATTGGATAGTACTTAGTGATGGGCAGAAAAGTATAATTGTCAAGCCAAGTGATGTAGTGCTAATAAATAGTGAGAAAGGTATGTACTCTATAATACTACCAAAGAGTAAGAAGGGCACACATAAAAGAGTGCACTGTATTATAATTGAAAGGGAAGATGTAAAGATAGTATACGAGCATTATGATAAAGCTTAGGAGGTAAATTAAATGCCTGAATTAGGTGAGATAAAATTAACTATACATATTTATAAGGATTTGATAACAGCTATTGATACAGAGATTTTTATAGATGGCAAGTGGGAAAAAGCTATTGCTCCAAAAGGTAGCCCTATGCCCGACAAGGATATATTTCCAGGATGGAACTATGTAATGCCTGTTACATTTGACACGGACTTGCATATGAAGATGATGATGAGGCACAAAAATATAGAAAAGAGGTGATGCTGTGAGTATACCAAGAAAACTAGACGGTAGTTGGCTCAAGCATTATCTTGACTTTACAAAAGGTATGGAGTCACCAGAGATATTTCATTTTTGGGTAGGTATATCCTTGATAGCTACATCCCTCGGCAGGAACGTATATCTTGACCGTGGGTATTTTAAGTTGTATCCAAATATGTTTATTGTACTTCTTGCCGAGTCAGAAGAATGTGCTAAGTCTACTGCCATTAGAATAGGTGTAGATAAGATATTAAGAGCGGATGATATGGAAGGCTGTCCTGCAATTTTCGCACAGAAAGCTACTCCACAAGCTTTAGTAGAGACACTAGTTGATGAGACTGGAGTACCTGATGCGGATATGGTAATTAATAAGAACGCTGAAGTGTATGTTACTGCGTCTGAGTTAGCTGTATTCTTAGGGAAGAAGGAAAAGAACTCTGAACTCCTGACCATGCTAACTGACCTGTACGATTGTCCAGATAAGTGGGCATATAAGACTAGGTTCAAGGGATGGGAGCAAGTTGTAAATGCTTGCCTTAATATGGTTGCAGGAACTACTCCCAAGTGGCTTAGATTAACTATTCCAAGTGATGCTGTAGCTGGTGGATTTGTGTCTAGACTAATATTCATATATGTAAACCATACGGATAGGGAGTTCCCACATCCAGAGTATGGCGATGCTGAAGAGAGGCTTAGGATAAAGTTGGTACATGACTTGAGTCTTATTAGAAGGATTAAAGGTCCTTTTAAGTGGGGGCCGGGGACGAAGGAATGGTATGCAGATTGGTATAAAGTCAATGCCGCAAGATTAAGGAAGGCGCCAGAACTATATGTTAGAAGGAAGAAGGACTTAGTTCTAAAACTAGCTATGTGTACATCTGCGTCTAAGTCAGATGATAGGGTGATATCTATTAGCGACTTGGAGACTAGTGTTGCTGCTGTGAACAAGGTAGAGGAATATCTGCCTGTAGCTATAGCCTTAATATCTTCCACGACGATGGGTGATGATACTAGGAAGGTACTTGAGATAGTGAGAAGGGAACTGAAAGTAGACCATAGCGGTTTGCTGAGAAGGTTGTGGCATGTATTGGATGCAAAGAGGTTAGGGGAGATAATTCTAACCTTGGAAGAGTCAGGACTTATAGGAACTGAACTTGATACTAAGACACATGCAAAGTCGTATAAATATATAGGTAAGGATAAGAAGGTATCGTCAGCTGACTTGATGGGACAGCTACCATAGGTACGAAGCTAGCCGTAAATTCATTAATTGAATTTGCGATACTATAAAATAGAAAGGAGCGCTAGAAATTATTTCGACTCTAGCGCTCCTCCTGCTCTAGGAGAAAGAAGTGTAAAAATACCTAGAGCTAGGATAAGATAGGTAAGATATCTGAAGCTTTCATACCTACATCCTGACGATATTGCAGCCACTCTATATCCAAGTTACTTATAGTCCTATACGCTCTCCTTCTACATTCCTTTATACTATCCCCTCTTGCTGTTACAGCTCCTATGATACCTCCAGCAATTTTCCATTTTCCTTTCTTATCTCTATCCACTTCTCCCAACCATATGTGTCTAGCATTACCTTCACAATATCCTTTAATGTCCTTGTGGAAGGACTCAAAAGGAGGACGAGGATATGGGTACGGAGGAACGGAGATACGTACCGCGATAGCATATTCATATCTACAGCATCTTATACTCTTCTTTCCTCCGTTAAATATATCAACTAGTGTCCTACCTATCTCCTCTTGTATAGACTCTAGGATGGCATATATTGAGTCAGTTCTAAAGTGTGGATATATGTCTATAAATTCTGTGAGTCCCTCCATAGTAGCACAGTCTGCTATAATGAAGCCTCTAAAGTTAGCACCTCTCAAACAGCTTTTTATCCTCCATAGGGTGTCTGTGAATACTTTAGGAGGCTCCTTAAATATCCTAACTGTACTTCCCATAATGCAGGGATACCCTTTGTCCCTATCCATGAAGTAGTTATCATCCACTATCCCAAACACAGGGTACACGAAGTCTATTCCATTAAACCAGCATCCTATAGAGAACTTAGGCTCTGGAGGTTCTAATTCACCTTCAGTTGAGAATACACTAGACACGAGTCTTATAGACTCTCTATACTCCTTTGACTTAGCTAGAAGTAAAGTAAATCTAGATACCCCTATTCCTTCTCCATTACATCGTATAGGGTCTAAAGGCTCATCACTAATTAGTAATGTACCACCTGTAGTTATATGTCCCTTATCTACCTGATGCCCTTCTTTCTGTAATCTATTCCCTAGTGAGAACAGACTACCTCTTGAGTAACATAAAACGAATCGCATAAACATTCCTCCTTTCTATTTTCTCAACATTAGATATGGCATTATCCTATCCTTGACAGCGTTCATATCTTTATATCTTCCACTTTCTATCATTATTTCTATAGCTCCTACAATATCTCCACCAGTTAGTAGTTTGTCTATACTAGCATCTAACTTCTCCTTCACGTATCCTTTCTTACTTCTAAACTTATATAACTTCCCTGCAACTTCTCCATATAGTCTACCTATAGCTAGGTTTCCAAACAACTCATTTACTTCCTTGGGATTAAGTGTCTGTACAAACTCTACCTTCTCTTCCGTTCTTAATGTGTTATAGCTGTTAGAAGATATACTCGACCCTCTTCTTATCCAAGTTCCTGTAAAGTACATAAGTTTCTGCAATCTAGTTTTTACCTCATTCTCTGAGTCTAGGAACTGGTCGAATGGAGTCCAAGACCACAGAGCATACTCCGCTGCATCCTTTATCTTCTCAGGTATCGGAGCGTCTGGATGCATTATCTGTCTATTTTGCCATAGACATCTATTAATTAGAAGTTCGAGAGATGTTTTCATAACAGGCTCCATCTTATTCAATAGTGTCTGTCTTGGTTGAGTTGCCCAGCCTAAGTAGTCTCTCATATATCTAAGTAGTGGCATTACTACGTACATATCTCTACCTTTGTTATCCTTAAAGTTACCAAGTTTAACATCCATCTTATGCCCTGACTCATTCTCAAGTGCCCACTTACCTGTAAATAGTTTGTTAAGTAAGTTGGTTAACATGATTAGACCAAACATACCTTTGATAAGATGCCTGATATAGTGAGGAGCTAACGCTTTCATATCTGCTGGAGACATATCCTTTCTTGTAAGTGCTTTGATAGGAATTATATTACCAAATTCACCCATAGCTCCTGTTAGGAGTCGTAAGTTGGAGATAGTCCAGTTCCTGGCCAGGAAGAAGGTAGATGCTACACCCCACTCGAAGTTGGTAAAGTACCTCTTTGGTAGTGTGCCGAGTAGGTCGTTGGTAAATGCGGCTGCTTGTTTAGGTGTAAGACCTTGCTTTCTCTTCAAAGCATAAGTATATACTTGAGCGTTCCTTACTATTGTAGTCCAGAGCATATTATCGTTCCAAGCAAATAGCTTTCCCATTCCCTTTGTTATAATATTCTTACCTTCAATAGGAACTAAGTCATATATCTCCTCTCTCATCTGCCTACCTAAACGACCAGTATGTGCAAGGTTTAGGTTAGCTTTCAATGACTCTCTAACCAATGCAGTCTCATTCAGGTACATCTTTGCACCTGCACCTCCAGGTCTGATAGCATCAATCGCTTTGATAAAATTAAAGTTAACTTCGTCAAGAACGTCAGAGAATATATTCCAACCATGGATGGCAGGGTTAAGGAATATTATCCTCTTAACTATTCCCTTTATCATCCTTATATTTCTCATAGGTTTGCTTAGCGTCCAAGCAGGTACTGCTATCTCTTCGATAGCACTTGCTACTTCAGGTTTCCATCGAATAGGAACTTTTCTCATGCTACCATTTTTCTGCTTGCTTAGTATATATTGTGCAAATTCTGGATTGATAACCTGCCTATAATCTCTTGCCCACTCTTCCCTACTATCTAATCCTGTAGCAACTGCGTGTCCATTCTCATCTACCATTTCTCTCACAGTATCTACAAAGTTCTTATGAGCTACTACTTTAGATAAGGAGTACATATATTGGCTAAGCTTCAGTCCTGCTTTATGCTCAGGGATTAATCCTAGTTTCTCTGCCTCATCGTAGTTCTGTAAGTTCCTTTCTATACCATGTGCGAATCTAGTTCCTAGAATTCCTGCTACAGGAACGCCAACGTCAGGGTTTACTTTCATCCACTCATGTATGTTCTTGAACAAGAATGGAGAGTAGTTCCTCCATATACCACCTATAGAATTTGACGCTAAAGCAACATCAGCCAGTCTCTTATACTGTCTAATCAACCAGTCAGCCTCATTTTGCAATCCTCTCTCAGTAATCTCAGCTTGATACTTACCAGGCATATCACAATACCTATCTATTAGTATCTCATCCTCTAAGTTAGGAACCATCTTCTCCCAAGTATCTCTAACCTGTTGGGACACGTACTCAGATTCGGCGATAACTCCTTCCATCTCTGCAAGAGCATCATATGTGTTCTTGGCAGATGGGTCGAGTATAAGGGAGGCTCTTATTGTTCTAAAGAACTCCTGCATCTTCCCAGATAGAGATACTCCAGTAGGAGTATATTGAGCAGGTACCTCTTCATTAACAGCTGCACCAAGAGACTGAGCTACATTCTGGTCAACAGGGTCTAGTTCCTTCTTCTCCATCATCCGTTTAACAAATGCATCCTTAGCCATAGTACGAACTTTGACCTTGTCATCGTTTACTTCTCCCTTCTTTTCTTTATGCTTTTTAATTACTTCTTCAGCAGTAGCTTCTTCCTCTATTCCGTATCCAGCATCTTGCAATTTCTTTAACTTATCACTTACTTCCTCTTCAATAGGACATACTTCTATCTCACCTTTAGGTAGAGCAGTATACTTGAAGTCCTTTGGGTCTAGTCCATACTTCTCACAGGCACGAGCTTTCTCTACCTCCAGTCTTTGAAGTTCTTTATCAACTGGGTCTAACTTACTTTCTTCTATTATCTTCTCCGCAATATCAAGCTCTCCCTCTACTCTCGTAATCTCATGCTTCAGCATCTTGTCTACTCTATCTTCTGAGAAGGAACGTATAGCAGAGCTTGAAGAGCCTAAGCCTCCAAGAACAACTGACAATCCAAAACCTACTATACCAGCCTCTATCATTTCCGGTATAGGAAGAAGAGGCTCCCTCTCACCAGAAACTATATTACTTATAGCATGCTCTATAGGAACCATAGCTACTTCCTGTAATGTCTCGGTAGCTGCACCTACAGCCCAGTCAATTCCCAACTTACCATACTTCTGCAAGAAGGTTTTAGCTCCTCTATTAATAACTCTACTCCCTCCAAAGACATTAAGGAACCGTTGGAATGGAATAGCTTCAGTAGCTACCTCTCCCATAGCTCCCATAACTCCACCAAATAGTTGGGCTAAGTAAGGAGCTTCCTGCCCTCGTGCTTCAAATTCTTTTTCTATCTGTCTAGCATGACTTCCAGTAGCACTAGCTGCAAATGGTAGTAAGGCAGTTGATAAATCTCCTATCTTCATGGCAAGGGCAGGATTAGCTCCTGCTAAAGCTCCACCTGATAGAAGGGTTATAAGAGATAAAGGAACTGCTCTCCCTACTAATGCAACAATGTTCTTCACTCTATTCTTACTTATAGTCTGCTCCCAACTCTCGTCAGCTACAGCTTCGGACTTACCTACTAACTCCGTAAGCCATCTTCTTATTCCATCCTTCTCAGGGTCATACAAGTCTTTATCAAATAGGTCTGTAACTTTATCAGTTATCTGCACACCACTTTCATATAGAAGCCTACCAAGATTTAGCATACTAGTTTGTACATCTGCAACTCCCGCCTTGCTTGCATGAAATGTTAGGTCTACGTAAGTAGGCTCGTCATATCCTTCTTGTATAAACTGAGACAAGTCAATAGGTTTTGCTGGTGGCTGCCAAGTGGGCTTAACTACTTCTGGCTCCTCTACGATAGGTTTAGGAGGAGTCCATGTATACTTTTTCTTCTCAATAGTTGGGGGGTTCCATGTCCATGCCACCTGACATCCCTCCTCTTATAGCATTAGCTAAAGGATTTGTTGGAGCGAGAGGACTTGCACCCGCCCCCATTTGAGTCATACCCATTTGAGCTTCTATCTTTTTAAGATACCTCTCTATATAAGGAGTTAGAAAGTAGTTAAGAGGAGAGCCTCTCTTCTTTGCTAATTGTCGAGATATAGCGTCGGTACTTTGATAAAAATCTAGTTCGTTCATTTAGTCTCCCCCCATTCCCCTCTATATTTCTTAAAGTATTCTTTCATAACACTATCAAGTTCGTTAGAATGTAGACCATTTATCGGTCCTTTGTACAATCCTCTCTCCTTAGCTAATGTTTGGAATTCTTTTATCTTCTCTTTGTCCCAAGTACCCATCTCTGTAATAACATCCTGTTCAGTAATCTCTCCTACTTCCTTAGCAGGTATAGGCTCTTTCACTACAGGTTTGCCTGTCCTTTTATCCTTCCACTTTTCATATGCAGGATGGAAAGGTCCTGTAACAACTGTTTCTATAAACTCTTCCAAGGTTTTAGCAAATCCTGGAGTCCTTTCAACCTTCGGAGCTTCTTCAAAAGCACCAGCTCCGCCTTTCCATAGTTCCGCACCTACTTCAGTCTCTGGAGTTACTACTGCTCCTGTAGGATTTAATATAGACTGTATAATTCCAGCTAATCCTCCACCTTCATCTGGAGGTGGTTTGTATGCAGGTGCCATCGCTCTATATATTTCCTTCACACTATCTATAACTTCCCTAGATATCCCTGCTTCAGTTCCCAGAACTTCTATCTTTTCCATTAACTTCTCAGTACCACCCTCTTTACTAAACATAACAGCCATCCCTGCTATATCCCCACCTATCATGTCGTCAACCATACCCATGAACTCTTCTACTTCATTCTTTACAGCTCCTGTAGGCTTAGGTCTTGGTGCCCCAGCTCCTGGTGTATGTGCTCCTATATCTTCTAACCAAGTAAGTGGGTCATTTGGGTCTCCTATCACTTCTCCAGTAGTACCTGGAAGAGATATGGTTCTACCTCCTGACGAAATCGTAGAGATAGGACGCTCTCCAACTTGCCCAGCTCCCTGTGTTCGTCTAGCCTCTAAAGTTGATATAAGTTCGTTTGCACTCTTTTCATCCATCTTCATTAGCATATCAATAAACTCATATCCTTTCTCCATAGTTGTCTTCTGAGCTGCAGCTACTTGACCAGCAGCACCTATTTGTGCCTGCTCTGTCCCAGCTTCCGCTCCAACCCCAGCAATCCTCTCCTTAGACATTGCTTCAGCTAGTGCAGACTCCATGTCCATCTGTTTCAAAGTTATCTCATGCTTCCTAGTCTGTTCAGCTAATATGTCCTCTCGTCTTTGCTCTTTCTCAATGTCAAAACGAGTTTTCTCTGGCTCACCCGCTCCTTGTGGTGGTCTAACTGTAGTAGTTGTAGGTTGTTGTCTAGCTCGAGATATTATATCAGCTAAGTTTACTAACCAACTATAATCTAATCCCATTGTTTGTACTGGCATTATATTAAACTCACCTCCGAACTAGGGACAGGATATCCTCCTGCAGCTACACCCCAAGAAGGAGCGATACTACTATAAGCCTTTGGTTTCCTCATAGCTTTCTTAATAGCTGAAGGTATATACTCTGGGTCTTGATAAGCTAATATAGTAGGCGTATTAAGGTATGCAAGAATGGATTGTATAGTATCTGAATAAGCTGGATTAGCTGCCATGTAAGCCTGTATCCAATCACTCATACCCTTTGACATTAACTCTCCATATCCAAGAGCCGCCTGCGTACCTCTACCAAGTGCTTCCTGAGCCATTCCACCTCTGGCGGCAGCTAATGCATCAGCTAACCTCATACCTTCTCTTTCAACTGACTCCGCTTTAGCACCACCCCAGAATGTTCCAGGACCTACAAACTGCTCTTGAACTGTAGGAACTATCTCTTCTCTGAACGTTCTCCCAGCAGGTCCTGCTACAGTCTTTTGGAAATACTCCTCCGATACTTTTCCAGACATAGCGTCTCTCAAGGCTTGTATCGCTTCACTACCTAAAGGTCCTCCAAAAGGACTAGGTCCTTTACCTTCAAGAAAGCCAGTTAGTCCTGATAAATAGTCTTCTGGAGATTTAACTCCAGCCAACATTTTCTGTAGCTGTTTAGCTAATGCACTCTGACCAGGGTCTAATGTTCCCATAGTAGCTATAGGTTTAGCCCCCCCTGATGTAAAGCTTGGTGCTGACATTACCATATTAATCATCTCCTATACGTATGTAAATATTCGCTTCATATTTCTTACTGTAAGTCTCATAACTTCTGCATACTTCTTACGCATATCTTCAAGTTGCAAAATCATTCTCTTCGCGGTAGGCTGTATATCTATATACTCAAGAGTATTATAAGATATAGGTTCCTTCGTGTAATCGCTTTCATACAAGCTATTCAAGCTATTCAGTATCTTCTGAAAATTTAGATTTAAGTCATACACGTTACATACATCCTTAAGTCTAAAATCATTTATTATATCTTTAAAGCCATTTGGACTTATCTCCTCAAGATACAACGGCGTTAGCTGCTGACTTGACTCTACAAGTTTCAAATCGCTAGGGTATACATCTCCATTTATGTAAGTAATAATATCTATAACTAGGTTCTTTAAAACTAAAGTATTATGATTTATAGTTAAAGTAAATTCATTCATGTTCTCTTGATATATTATACACTTCTCCCTCAAAGTTCTCCAATCTTTCTTAGTATCCATTCCTCTCAAAAAGGCTCCAAAGGTACGTCCAAATGTAATGCTTGGGTCAAACTCGAACGGAGGTAGAATAAAGTCAGGAGTTACCCAAGGTGGGTATACTATCTCAGGCCACTCAAATTCAGGTAATTCTTCCTCTTCTATTGGAGGTACGGGTATAGGTTCTATAATAGGAACTTCAGGACTTACGGCAGACTCATCAAAGCCAGTTGCACCATCTGTCGTGAACTCTACCCACTCCCCATAATAAACCTCTCCATCTATTGTAGCACGAGCTCGATACGTATAAGACTCCCCTCCGAACAATCTATCATCCGTTGTTGCAGTAGGAAATCTACCTAAATCCCCTGTAAATGCTTCCGCTATGAAGCTTCCTGTTTTAGTTACTGTCTTTATTAGTATAGCTTCCCACTTGTAGGTAGTAGTATTATAAGTCCCTATACCACCTACAAAACCAGCAATACCATGCTCTATATACTGCCAAATCGTTCCAGAGAATGCAAGCTTTACTTCAAACCCTCTTTCAGTTATATTCTCTCCAGTTGCTGTTCCATTACCTTTAGCATGGTCTATGCCTACGCTGGAAGCTGCTTCAGTTGTTACCCCCACTTCTACAAGAAATACTGCAATACTATATATAGTGCCACCATAACTTGCACTTTCTGCCAACTTACTCATATCGCTTGGGTTTAACTGCCAAACTTTCTGAACCGTATCTCCACCAACATAAATATAAGTGCCATCATTTGCAAGTGCCCAAGTAATAACTGCGGGATATGGGATGCTGAAACCAACAAGTGTCATAGTAGCAATATCGAATTGCCACACTTCATCATTGCCCCATCCTGTGCAATACACATAGTTACCAAGGGCAGTAAGAGCATAAATAGCCCCATTATAATTTATGCTCTCCCCCGTTTTACTCATGTCACTGGGGTTTATCTTCCATACTGTTTGTGTAGTAAAGCCACCACAAAATACATTAGTCCCATCAGAAGTAACTACATAAATAGTTCCTCCATAGTCAGCGCTCTCAGCCAATTTAGACATATTAGAGGGATTTATCTTCCAGACTTTTTTTGTTGTATCACCTCCACAATATATATAAGTTCCGTCATTTGCAAGCGACCATATTCTACCACCATAATTAGCACTTTCAGCCACCTTTGCCATGTCACTGATTCTGATTTTCCAAACTTTGTTAGTGGTAGACCCTGCACAGTAAATATAATCTCCAAGAATAGTAAGAGCTTCTATCCTGCCCCCATAGTTCGCACTCTCTGCAACCTTAGACATATCACTAATCTGAATTTTCCAGACTTTTTGTGTAGAATACCCAGCGCAATAAACATAGTCACCAAAAGTAGCAATAGCCCAGATGGTACCTCCATAGTCAACACTTTCCGCAATCTTACTCATGTCCGTAGAGTCTAACTTATATACCTTTTGGGTTGTACCTCCCGCACAGTAGATAAAAGCCATTACTTCTTCTCCCTCATAGTATGCTCTATTCCATAGAATCGTAAGAACCATCTCTTATCATCCGTGCTATGAGTTAACTTAACCCTTGCCTTCCTATCTGTAAAGTTCGTACCTTTACTTACCCTGTCATAAGCGGTTGTTAGTGCTAAGCTAGATGAATCTGTGTAATTACTCCCTTCATCTATAGACCGTTCAAATGTAACAGTATCAGTAGCACTAGCTTTCATATCAAATCTGAAGGCAAAGAACCTCTTCTTCCGCATTATATATTCTTCTTCAGATATCACGAAGTCAGGAGACTCAATAAAGCTAGTTATAGCCTTTCCATTATCTTGCTTATCTAAATAATCAAAGTGTACCGGCGTTTTAGTTTTGATAGCCATTAAGGCTTTATATCCACTATAGTATACATAATCAGCACATATTATAGCATCTCCCAGTTGACCTCTCCACCAACTCTTATGCTTTATATCATACATGAAGTACTTAGTAACATAACTCTCCGCAGTACCTTTAAGATAGAAGAAGTACACTTGGTCTTTGTGAGCTACATACATAGCAAAGCTAGCCTTCTCTAAATCGTCTGACTTATCGTCGAGCCACAAGTCCTTTATAGGGTCACCTATTGGTACAGGCTCCCTACCTCCATCCCAGCTATATATATTATCATGGGACATAAAGAACAACCTACCTCCAACATTTACCACAGCCCTCTGGGCGAGTAGACCCGTACTAGGTAGCTGTATAGTAAGGGAGAATATAGAACTCCCTCCTATCCAATCCATTAGCCCCGCACTCTTATCCTTAAACACAGCTATATAAGGACCTAATGGTATAGCTCCTACTATTTCAATTCCATCCCCGTCTATCCAATCTATAAAATAACCCGCACCAGTAGTATTATAAGCACCAAGGTCACTATACCTAATACGAAGAGGAGTTACTATGCCAGTCTTATACTCCCCAAAACCTATTAATCTAAACTTATAGGGAAGTATAATCCTAGGATAATAAGACGTCCAGTTCCCAGGTAATTGTGCATCATCAGTTACATTATATATTCCCTTCTCTGCACTAGTAGCTAGGCACTTATTTTGGATAGAGCACATACTTGGATACTTGTGAGTTGTAACAAAGTCTGTGATTGCTATACTCTCTTCCCAATTAGTAGATAGATAGTACACTCCATTAGACGTAGCTACATAAAGTGTAGTAACTCCAGCAAAGCTTGTAAACGGAAAGAAGAGATAAGGAGTACCTACCAGATTGGTATTTGTCCCATATGTAGGATACCCAAATCTCTGAGCAAGTACTCCCTTTTCAACTTGCATGTTACTAGCATTAACGAGAGCTTGAGGATTTAAGTCCGTTCCAGGTACGTTATTATATATCCCTAAAAGGGGCTTATGAATAGGGAACAATTTATGTCTGTCACTCTCCACACTCATATAATTCTCCTTGCCGTAAAATCAATAATTGATATTACTAACTAATCGCTAATACTCTCTTAAGCACAAATACAAGCACATCATCCCACAGATTAGGGGTTTCCTTAGCACTTATCTCGAGTTCAAGAACAAACTGCACTAGTGCATCCCTTATCTCTGGAGACACCAATTCTAATATCTTTTGTAGAATAGTCCACATTACTTTTTCCTCCTTCCTTTTAGAATATTGAACCTATCCACCACAAGAACTGTGCAATAATTAAAACTCCTCCTAAAAGCCAATACAGTATTGCCATCATCTTAAATCACACTCCATTTATCTAAGTACTTAATGTCTTTTACTTTTGCTATCTTTCTATTAAACACGTTACTTCCTTCTAATATCTCTCCACTCTTAGCAACCTGTATCCATTGTGCCTTACCAGTTTCCCAATGCCTACATACCACACGATATAAGCCTTCTGGAAAGGTCTCTTCACCAACGTCAAGGAAGTCCTCAAAGTTCTTATTATACCACCAGCTAGTATTTGAGAATGCAAGCAACTCTCCATCCTTTTTGTAAGCAGTGATTGCGTGTCCACCTGCTACTACCTTGTAACTGTATTCACCTGTATCTGGATTATATACGTATTGTCTGTAATATCCATAATACTCCATCCACCATACATCAGAATACTTTGCAAATCTACCTAAACCATCAGAAGTAAGTCGAGCAAATCCATCACAGTCGACTTTTCCTTTCTCATATACTTCATCTGGCAAGTCCCAGTAGTCTCCTACTTCTGCTGTCCAAACGTAAAATGGCTTGCCCTTGTCATCCTTCTTTATCATTTCAAGAGCCATTAAAGTATCTCTAATAATGTATGCCATCCCTGCCATATACCTTGTCCATCTATCAGTAGTCTTATCTACCAAGTGCCACTTATAAAATGTAGGGTCAGGAGGCTCAGGCTCTGGTTTAGGTTCAGGGTCAGGTCCTGGTGGATTAGGAATAATTGCCTTCTTACATCCAGATAGAAACAATGCTATTGCAGCTATAATTGCGACTATCCAATACCATTTCATACTATTCACCTTCCTTTCTATTAGAGGTGGACATGTGCCACCTCCACAATTATTATTCTTAAATGCTAAAGATATCAAAAAAGCTAGGATACAACATATGATAAGTATAGCAATACCTATAATCAATTTAGCACCCATGCGTTTACCTCACAGCATCCTTAACACACTTAACTGCATCTTCAAACTTCTTAAAATAAACGTAATCCTTTTCTCTATACTTGACCCATGCTTCACTAGGTATAGGTCTAAAAGTATCAGCATGTACATGCCCATCATCAGGATATAACCCTATTCTACTAAAGCCTATGTGCTTAGCCTCCTCAGCAAGTTCAATCATGCTCATCCCAGGAGATTTAATATCCCAAGCTTTAGCAAACAGATGGGCAGAATTTCGATACCCATGTATAGATTTGTTGTATGCAGGGCACCGTATACCTCCACCTTTGGATACGTAAATAGGTTGGTCTATGTAATCTATAAGACTTTGTAATAAGTATATAGAACGTGCATCAACTGGTCTATCTTTACCACACCCACAAGGGCATCGAACTTCAGCATATTTAAAATTCTTAGTTATGTATAATGACATTACTTTTTACCATTTATCTTCCCTACTTCTATACGAAAGTCTATGAGAGACTCTTTTATATTCTTACTATTCAGAGTTTCCTGTTCCACCAATGGTACTAGTGTAGTTATTGCTGTAGTTAGTTTATCCATTTTAGGCTCCATTCGCACTAAAACATAAATCGCTACCGCAATAGGAAAACCAACTGTTGGTATCCACTTAAATAATATTTCTTCCATTACATCATCTCCTTTAATCTAATTCTGTGGTATCTTCTTTAACACTTTTTATCATCTCAAATAAGGCTTCATTAGTTACTCTTGCCATAACATCATCTCCTTATACATAATTATAAATATATTAACTTAATCTATGAACTATAAAAAAATTATCAACAGCACCTTCACCTATATTAACATTAGCTCCTTGAGTATGTATAATTCTTATATCAATATATTCCGTAGCACCCAAATACATTTGACTAACTACATTAGAATCTAAAGGTGTAGTAATTGTAGCAGTAACGATGTTTTGACTTCCTGCGGCATATATTGTTCCATTTTTATATATAACAGCTTGAAAATATTCCCCAATAGTCCACTCCGCTGAGACACTACGAACACGTGCCACAACAGAATAATATCCTGCTGTTGTCGCAGTAAATCTGTAATTTGTTGCATTATCATATTCTCCTAAATTATCATATACTTCGGTAGCATACTGGATAATAGTCCACGTGGCAGTTGTTATTGCCTGAGCCGCTGCCTTTGTTGCTCTAATTCTTGAAGCAGAGATTGTCGGAGTAACTAAAGATGGGGAAGTATTATATACTAATTTATCCGTCCCAGTCTCATCACTTATCACCCCTGCAAGTTCAGCAGAAGTAGTTGCAGCAAGAATACTCAATGGTTCATTTATAGAAGCAGTCCCTTCAAAAGTTAACACTCCACCAGCACTAACATTAACATAATTAGTCCAACCACCATCACCCATCTTGATATTACCTGCATTGTCTATTGCTTGGCGTAAAACAGGAGTTGCCGAACCATCAGGGCTGGTAAGAAATTCTAATCTGCCAGGCATATCCGCATTGCCAGGTGTTCCATCAACAACAGCATGAATCTTTGCACCTAAATCATATCCGTCTGTATGAAATCCAAAGAAGAGATATGACCCTAAATAGTCCCCACTTAAGACATTGGCGGTTGGGTCTCCATCCCTTGTTCTCTGAAAATTGAAGTATGGTGCAGAAGTAGGAGTATCACTTGCCAAAAAGGTTACAAATCCATTTGTAAATTTCCAATATCCTGTAACCGTCTCAGCCTCATCTAACATACCAATAGAAGCTACATCAGATAAGTCATCAGAAGAAATTGTATCGAATATCAAAGCGTCAGGTGTTGCATTTACCTGCAAAAATTTATTAGCTGAACCAGTATAATTGGCAGGAGTATCGGTCAAAGCCACAAACGTAGTAGCCCCACCACCCGCTGCTACCTTATATATAGCATTACCTGTAGTAGTGTCCTTTGTCAAGACATGCTCATTAGTTGCACCCGAAACAGCAGTTAAATCATTTATGGCAGCTTGTGCAGTTACCTGCCCTGTGCCACCTTCTGCTATAGCTAAAGCAGTATCTAACGTTAAAGCAGTTCCATCTATATTACCATCACTATCTATATTTGCTACTTCAGTATTAGTATAATCTTTAACAATAACTTTATTCGCAGCAGCACTATCTCCAAGTCTTAATACAATATCTTCACCTACCGCTACCTCTATATGTGGGTGTGTATTTGCAAGATGTAATTGAATAGCGTCTATATTGCTACTTCCATAAAGACTATGCCCTATTTCTACAACACGCCCAACAGTAGGTTCTACATTTGTCATTCCACCAGTGGTAGCAGATAGATATAATATATCCCCCGCAGCCCAAGTTTCGTCTGCTGGATTTACTGCATTAGCACCAAGAGTATCTACTCCTTCTAATACCCCAGCAATTCTTACCAAACCAATACCATTTTGAGAGAATGCTCCTGCCGCTAATCCAATAACATGAGCTTTGCCAGCAACATCAGCATCAGCTAATCCAACTTTTGGGAATGCTACACCAGTAGCTCCACTAATATAGAGTGGTTGTCCCTTAACTATAGCACTTGTATTCTCTTCTTTTGCATCAATAGTCAATGCTATTGCAGTAGCAGAACCAACTCCAGTTAAATTAGAACCATCACCATAAAAGTAAGTTGCGCCTACGTCCCCATCAAAGTTTGCATCAGCACCTACTTTAGCATATATTGCGAATACTTCTAAAGGCAATAATAGACATAAAAGAATTACTATTAATAATTTTCTCATAATTTACTCCTTCTTATGGATGGTATAGAATAGTTATATCTTCGTTCTGCACGATTGTACTACAATCTAGTGTATTGTACGTAATGTTAGCATTTCCACTAATCTCTCCATACTCCTCTGCACCATCTACAGTTTTCATATAAATATCAGCTTCCTCACTAATTGGATTAGGAAGTCCAATTATATCACCTATACCTATAGTTACTTCCTCAGGACTGATAAGAGCACTGGACACATTAATATTACTTACATATACAAACGCCTTAACTCCAGATGCAGTTCCACCATCAACTATAGTTATCGCATCAGTTGCTGATGTAGTTCCATCAACGGTTGTTCCAGTTATAGTAACAACCCCAACAGAACCAGCAGTTGATGTTACCGTAATATTCCTTCCATAGTCAGGATTTGTAATTCCAGTATTTATATCCTGACTTGCACCAGTTCCGACAATAGCTGCGTGCACATAATCTACATCAGCAGCATCTACGTCCATTAGATGTAGGAAGTAGTTACCTAAAGGTGCATAAATAGCAGTCATTGCTACTCCACCTACAGTTGGTACGTTTGATATCTCCAAGTCTGTAAACCAACCCTTAGTTACACGAGTTCCAGTTACACCAATAGAACCACTCATTGTTATATTGTTAGCACCTAAAGCTAATGTTCCGCTAACAGATACACCTGCGGAGAATGTAACTCCACCACTAGCTGTTATAGTCATTGTATTAGCACCAGTTCTCTGTATATGTACATCCTGACCTATTCCAAAATAGACATAACCAGTATCATCTAAATACAAGTCAGCCCACTCAAAAGTTGCAGAACCTATACTATGTGTACTAGCTGCCGCTGGGAGTAAAGCACCAGTAACTGTTAACCCACCAGAAAGGACTACAGCAGCAGATGCTGTAATAGCTAAGGTATTTGCGTCTGTAACCTCAAGAGCAATCTCCTGTGACGTTCCCATATATATCTTCCCAGCAGTTCCTACATATATATTTCTCCACTCATAAGTAGCAGAACCTAAGTCGGTATCGTCAGCAGAGTCTGCTATGAGGGAAGCATTAATTGCGGTAGTTCCTACATTAGCCATAGTAACACCTAAAGCACCAGTAACATTCGTGTATGCTATTTGTACATCACTAATATAGTAATTGCCAGTAGTACCAACATTACCAGTGAACTCCGTTGTCGGTCCTACGTTGACATATGCAACAGCAAGAACACTCGAAGTTATGCATAAGAACATAATTAAAAATACTATTAGTTTTCTTATCATCATATCATCTCCTATTCCATTTGATAGTACCATACTACCATATCTTGATAAACTCCCACTGTCGAGAAGTCAATAGTACTGTAAGTTGCATTAACTAAAGCTGCGTAAGTACTCGTAAGTTCCACAGCATTAACAGCTATCTTATATACTTGTCCTATCGCATCTATCTCATGCAAAAGCCCAAACTTATCGCCAAAGCCTACAGATACTGTGTCAGATGTAGATAGACCCGCAGGTAGTTGGATATTAGTAATAGTATCAAAAGGTTTATTTCCAACTGTAGTACCCCCTGCTGTTATTCCAAGAGTTTCAGTACCCTCTGTCCCCCTAACAAGTCCTGTAAGCACCACGTTACCAGAAGGAGAAGCAACATTGGTTGCAGTTATCGTAGCATTTCTCCCCTCCCCAGGGTTCGTAATACCTGTTGTTATATTCTGTATAGCACTCGTACCTGTAATTGCCGCATGTATCGCAGCTACAGCAGCTGCCGCAACGTCAGTAAATACTTCCTTCCATATACTATGAATATTTGAAGAGTGAACTATAGCATCTAAAATGTCCCAGTTGAAAAGTAAGTTAGCAAGTATATCAGTATCATCTGTCCACTCTGGCTTCTTCATTAGTAAGTTTATGGAGTATTGCATTATGCTACCTCATAGTACGTAGTATCTGGCCTAGGTATGGTGTAGAAAGTTGTATCTGGTTTAGGCACTAAATAGTAAAGAACAACAAACCGTCCTTTAGTAGCTAACCTTTTCCACGTAGTCAAACCTAGACTCTTTAACTTATTCCACGTAGTTAATCCCTGATTTTTAAGAGACAACCACGTACGAATACTAATATTAGGAACAACATAGAAGATAGTACTAATCGCCGGGATGGTATAGTATGTAGTCTCAACCTTGGGTATTGTATAGTATGTCATTTAACACTAGGATACATATACCCAAGCCCTTGCATATGACTACCCATATTACCTCTCGCCGGCAAGTTCGCTGACCTAAATCCTTTATCAACAAGAAACTCGTCAGGATGCCTAGCAAGAACTCGCATATGTCCAGCAAGCATAGCATTAAGTTCCTTGATGGCGTCAAGTTTCTTCTCTACTTCCTCCAACACTCTCCATCCAAATATAGAAGCTGCCATACATATTAAGTCCTCTATATGTGATACCTCAGGTTCGCTATCATCGCCTGCCAGTGCAAGTTGCCACTTCCAGTAAACAAGTTCCCCACATAGAGCCTCACTCGGAGGATTACCTATCTCAAATATATCTCCCTTATCTATATACAAGGATGACTTATCAGATACCCTTTCAGTTATGTCCGTTACCTGCTCTACAAAATCTTCTTCCAGTACGTATTCAAGCTTCCTACTATCAGTCCCATTATATATCTCTAATATATGAGGTTCAGTTCCTGTATCAATCAAATCTATAGCTGTCCCTGCAGTAGCGAGAGCACTAGTAGTTGCAAGCTTGATTGTTGTAGCACTTACATTAATAACGTAGTAGAACGTATTAGCAGACAAAGGGTCTGGAGGGTCGGTATTAAGGAACTGCACTCTAGTACCAGTAGTTATATTAGTTACTACAGTAATTATATTAGTGCCTATATCTATAGCACTTAATGCAAGACTCTCCATAGTATGGTCTAGAATAGTTAAGGACTTAGGATACTTTACATCGTCAGGAAATGCATACTCGGTCTGACCTATTACAAGTGGAAATTTAACCCGCTTGCGTAAGCCCTTCAAGTCGCACTGTCTATCAAGGTAATAGAGCCCCCAGTTGAGCCAGTTAACTATATTAGTATCATATAGACCATCTGTATGTCCTAGCATTAAAGCAATTTCTGTTACAAACTCGGAGCGTTTCATTATTCCTCCTTAACTATCATAAACTTCTCATATACTCTAAAGTGTTCCATGGTCAACTTCTCTTCATTTTCAAGTTTCTGTAAAGCACTTTTAATTATTCCAAGCAGAGTCTCTTTAAATACAAACTCTTTCTCTGGTACTATTGTCCAACCATACTGTGCTACTACTCCACCTTGGTCATTAGGCTTCAAACCTGCTATAACAGACTCTTCGTCGGTCGCACCTAACATCAGATTTGCTTCTGTCACAATCTTTAGTGTAGCAAAATTACCTGTTTGAGGTAAGAGTCCCATGACTACTAGTCTTTCAAACAAGTTTAGCTTCGTCTTGAAGTCCTCTGCAAATACCTGTTTAGCTGTAAAAATTAGACATATGAAGAGAACTACTAAAAATAGTGCAGTAATATACTTATTCTTAAATAAAGAATACATATCTTTCCTCCTTTCTAAAAGTTTGCGGCATTTTAGGTTCAATGCCGCTAAACCGTTTAGTTTATGGATTAGTAAATGCAGTCCAAATATCGTTCTTTTTGATAAACAAAACTCCACCACTATCCGTACAAGACATGTACAAAGAACCATCAGCTATATCAGCATCAGCACCAACCGCAGTCACTATTCCTGCATCATCAGTTGCAGCTCCAGAAGCTATAATAGTTTTATCTCCAGCTACATTATTCCTCATCTCTATCTCATTATCACCAGCAGCAAAAGTCGCACCATCCATACTAATAGCAGCAGTTGTATACGTTCCATTCATATCTATCCCAATAGCATGGGCTCCTTCAAATAAAACACCAGTTGTGCAAGTACCATCATTGTTTATCTTAAGAGCAACAGTCATAGTTCCATCATTCTCTATCTCGATGCCATCAGCAACTGTAGCAGCAGACTGGTTGTATACTTTGATTACATCATCAGTTGTAACCACGGTGCCTGCATTAACAAAATAACCTACAATCGCATCACCAACTACAGTTCCTGCTGTACCTGAACCAGTAATCATAGCTTGCAGTGCCACGGCTCTATCAGTAGTTGTTTCACCTGTTCCAAGGTCTACCACAGTTGAAACTGAAATGACCTCTTGAGTAACATCAGCACCGGCCGTAATATTAGTATGACACTGTATTCCATATGCGGCTTCAAGACTTGTAGCTACATTCATCCTTAATGCATGCCCTGCTATACTAGTACTTGTAGTTGTTCCAGAAGTAGTAATTTTAGTGTAGTATGCCTGATACCAATATGCTACATTCACAGACATAGTAACATTATGCACAACTCCAAACATGTTAGCTGTAGTAGGTGCTACCGCAATACCAGTCGTATAATCCCCTACATTTATGAAACTATTAGTTACATCTCCAGCTACTGGGTCCTCGGTAAATCTAATACCATGGTCATAAGTTCCACCTATTTGAATTGCTTCATCAGTTATTGTACCACCAATAGTAATACCGTCTACACTAGTTCCAGAAAGTACAATACCAGAACCAACAACTAACAAATCATCTACACTTCTATCCCATAACAGGTAAGACCCGTTAGTATGACCATAAAAAGCTACATCAACCCCCTTAGCTCCACCAGAAGCACCAAAAGCAAAGGTGCCACTAGTATCAGTAGATGGATTCCAAAATACTCCACAACCAGTAGTATCACCATATAAAGATACTAGAACTCCCTTTGTGTCAGCACCAAAGTACCATGCACCATTTGTATCTCCATTAGCATCCCACCAAGCTTTGTAAGTAGTTACATCACCATATACAGTAAAGTCCGTACCAGCAGCATCAGCACCTACTTCTACAACTCCTGCAATAAAAGCTGCACCAGCTACACCTAAACCACCTGCTGTATGTATAGAACCAGTAGTTGAACTAGTTGAAGCAGTCGTACCAGCTACACCTAATTGACTGGCAGTACCTACTAGTAAAAGGTCGTCAGCACTTCTATCCCATATTAAGTAGTTTCCTGTAGTTGTACCAAATGCCTTAAAGTCCACTCCTTTAGTATCTGCACCTAAAGTAAGTGCACCATAAGTATCTCCATTTTGGTCCCAGAAGAAGTCAGCAGTTGCTTCGTCTCCATAAAAAGTTACATCAAAACCAGCACCACTAGCTCCAACCGTAATACCACCATTAGAAGTTATTACCCCAGTGACTGTAAGTGGAGGAACAATAAGTATTGCATCTGTATCAGTGTCAAATACCATCATATCAGTAGAACCACCAACAATAGATAAAGCATCATTTACTGTATCCTTCAAGGTTATATCATAGACACCTGTTCCACTTACTGACATATCAATATCATCACCAATAAATAGTTGCTTGGCGCAAGCTATTCCACCAGGGGTAACTATCGAACCTACAGTAAGACTAGAAGCATCTGCAGTACTAGTAATTGTCATACTAGTATACGTATTAGCCGTAACTGCAGTAGCAATGGTCACTCCATCTGTATCATCTATCTTCATAATAGATGTACCAGCTGCATCCACATAATTTATGTAGGTATTACCAGCATCCTTTTCCACAAATAAACCTGCAGCAACAGCTCCAGCTCCTATTGTAAAACTAAGTAGAGTAAATAAAATCAGTAATATTATCGAAATTCTCTTAAACATTTTGTTTTTTCACCTCCCTATGTTCTAAAACCTATTGCTAAATATGCCACACTCCCAAGTAAGGCAGACAAATCAGTACCATTAGCAACCTCTATTCCAGCTAAGAACACCTTTATTGTATCAGCTGTAGAGTCATACTCAAAAGTATACCCATCCTTAGATACAAGATTTAAAAGTAACAAGTACCTAAAAAGGTCGCTTATGTCTGACGCATCTACTCCATCCGTTGCATATGTACCTAGATTTACTGTACCTACATCAATCATCACGTTCCAGGCATCTGGCATACACTTTGGTTGTGTAAATTCTGAACTTAAAGTTATAGTCATTCTAATCTCCTCCTATCTCGTAATATCAATTATTGAATTTACGGGGAGCATATAGCTCCCCGCAAGTTCCTTCTATTCTATTGTATAGTAAACCAACACATGGGCAGCAGAATTCAGTCCATGAGAAGCTGCATGGCCTATTACAGGGCACCCTGCAGTAGCCACGCTAGTAAGTACATAAATTCCATTGCAAGTAAGTAGAGTTCCAGGATTTAGAGTCGTAGTACCTGACCTCAGACCTGGTCCTATTCCTCTCACCTGTAACCAGAAGTAATAAGCTGTGGTTACAATTATAGGAGTAGCACCTAATAGTCTGCCTGTAAAATCTGCAACAGTAGCTACAGCGACATTATCTATTACTCCGTTATAAGGACAAGCTATTATATTTGTCCTAGCAGTAATAGGTATTGTCAGTCCTAAAGCATCCTTAAACTTAAAGGTAACCGTAGCTGCTGCACCAGTAGTAAACGCACCATGAGCCTTAATCATCCTACTAGTCCCTAATCCAGTTCCAGACTCTACTATTAAGAACCCACCTTCATAAGCGTTAACAGCAAAACTATCATGAGCTGCCGGGATAGTAACCTTTAGTTCTCTATCAATAGCTTTTCCCTCAGTCTGAACAAGATTATAATTATCATCAGCCTTATCTACTGTAGGAGCCTGAACTAACTGTCCTGCAACAAAAGTTCCACCTGCCTTGGCATACTTATACACTCTTCCATCGGCAAAAGGTAACTGATATCCTAAATCTGCCTTTTGCACAATAGACTGTTCAAATAACCCTTGTGGGGGTCTAATATTTCCTTGTATCAACGCATCAAGTCCCATTATATAATCCTCCTTCGATTTTTATAGGCTATCTCCGAAGCCTCATTGGCTTGAGGCTCGGAGGATACTAATTAATTATCCTACGCATCTATACTATATATTACTCCAAGACTCTTCCGTCTATCACAAATTACTTGAAGAGCTATGCAAATCTGAGCAGCTCTATCTTTAACCTGATTAGGAATATCCTTCCAAGAAGTCAAGTCAAAGTTAGCAGCTGGGTCGATAACTAGTTTTAAGATTTGGGTATTGGCAACATATAACTTTCCACTATTGGCGTGTTCAGACCAAAGTACAGGCAACTTTTTAAACTGTATAATTTCAAACTGCGCATCACCAAGCGTCTTATTATATATTCTATGTTGTTCTAAAGTATTATCTTCAATACTTTCATATATACCCTGAGTAGTTATAAGTGTATCAGGTTTATATGACTTCTTACCTTTACCACAATCGTTAATCATAGTTCTTAGCTTCTTATCTAACCATACGGAAGGCTTTAATCCAGACAAAGTCCCAGCTTGATTCTCCCACCAAGTTTTAACACTAGAGTCTACACCACCAAGAGTTCCTCTACTACCAGTAACATCAGCAACAATTATATTATCTAGTCCATTGATGTCATCCCCTGCTCCATTCCCAAATAACTGTTGCTCTAACTGGTCGTTACATTCGCTCTTAGCAGTCTCCATCTCTATATTCATTTGGTTAAGAATCTGATACTTACCTCTATTCTGTAAGTCTTCCTGCCAGTATCTTACGAGAGAAATTGCCGCATACGCCCATTTGTAGATAGCGTCTGTTGCTTTCTCATCTCGAGATAGGTCAATAGTTCCACCTTTATGCATCATCTTAAATGTAGAATTCCTACCATACAGTAAAGGTCTTACTATAAACTTACCACCAGGAATATAAATAACAGCCTTCTTAGCTTTATAGAACCAGAACCACAATGGTGTTTCTACAAATATCTGGTCTATAGCTTCTTTCCTATGGTCTCTCCAAGTAGTTGTATATAGGTCATCTAAGTCTTGAGTTAACACGGAATTGGATATACTCCAAGCCACGATACTCACCTCTTATTTTCTATATTTGCCAAAGATGTGGTCGAAGTTTCTTGAACCAGCTTCATCTAGAGATAAGTCCTTTTGTTCGGTCATCTCTTTTAGTCCTTCCCCAGGCTTTACAGTTCTATTAGGGATTACATTCTGAGCAAATTGAGGAGCTTTCTTTCCAGACACAAGTGTATATATCTCATCCATAGATACTCCCCTAACATTAGTAGCCTTAGCTTCCATAGCCTCTCCATACTTGTCAAACTCAGCTCTCCCCACTCTACCTATGAATTCCTGAACCGCACCACTTGCAGTACTTTCTGCCTGACCAGATATAAATGCAGACATTTGAGTAGCTAACTTCTCTATCTCAGGTTTAATACCAGCGGTAACAGCCTTACCTACTTGAGATAATGTGTGAGACAAAAACTCTTGTCTACTCATATCCTCAAGTTTCTGCTTTTCTGCTTGTATAGCTTCTGCAGTAGGTTCAGCCTTCACCGGCTCTGGTTTCATAGATTTACCTAACTTGGCGAAGAAATCAGGAGATGTAAATATCTCCATAAGTCTCTTATTACTCTTCTCAAGCCGATTCATTCTTTCACTCGCTTCTTCTTTTTCCTTCTTTGACAGTTCTTCCTTAACAGTAGTATCGTCTACTTTCTTAGTACTCTCATCTTCAATTTCACCCGCAACAGCCTCCGCGGTCTCATCTATAATTATTACCTCTTCTTCAGGTATCTTCATAATAATCCTCCTTATTTACTTATCGCTCTATTTCTTACAAACAAATTATATTCCAGTATCAAATGTTTTCCAGCTAAATTTAAATCGCTTCCCGACCAATCACCTGCAAAGATGACTGATATAGGGTCATTAGGTTTCTTATCATTTATTGTAATAGTTACTTTCCTAATATGCTCAGGCACTTCCACTTCCTTTATCTCCTTCGTAAGCATCTTCTTCTTAAGCTTAGTGGACTCAGACGTACCTCCAACTATTAATTCATCCAAAGCAGTTTCATTCATAGTTCCTCCCTCCTTTCTAATCTAATATCGGAGATATGCAATCATGTTCCTTGCATGCCTCCTTTAACTGTTGCTTAGTAGTTATTTCTACATTTGGTTCACCAACTTCGGTCATATGTTCCAGTACCAAAGGTTTGTTCTCTCTACCATACATAGTAGTCCGAAGTCCTATACTAACCAGTCTTATACTTGTACCACCCCCGCATCTAAAACATTTTATCCCATTCCTATTTTCAATCTTAGCAAACTCATCAAATATATTACCACACGTTTTACATTCAACTCTATATGTTGGCACCTTGCTTCCTCCCTCTCATTTCTTTTTGTATTTGCTGCCCTAAAGCATTTCCAGGCATAGCCTGTTCTTGATTATTTCCCCAACCAGATTGATTTAGTAGTCTATCTGGATTAGCCTCAGGATACTGTTCCAACAGGAATGTAGCAAGTTCTACAGGATTAAACAGTGGGTCCTGTCTGCCTACAGCATATAGTTCCTGAGCATTCTGTTTTCTAACCTGTAAATTGTAAGGCAAGCACTCATCAGGATTTACTATATAATCATAGTCATCTATCAAATCTCTCCCTTGATAAGTAGCCCACTTAGTCTGTCCAGTAGGAGATAGAATTGGGATTACCCCTTCACTAGTAGCTTGAAAAGTAGATACCATCTGTAGTATCTTCTTAGCTATCTGGACTAGTAAGTCTGAAGCAACATCCCTTCTTTCATCTATACGCAGTTCTGAGGCTGCCTGAACAATGCTTGCCTCTGTAGCTGTCTTCCTACCACCAGTATATTGGGACAACTGGTTAGGTCCCATACCTAACATCTCTCTTACATCCTGTATCACCTGTGTAGACAAAATACCAAAGTCCATGGGTACTGTAGGCTGTAGGAGTAGAATTGCTTTCCTTACATCATCTACAGTTGTTTCTATAATAGGCATGACTTCTCCACTTATGAACTTCTTTTTAGCTTCAGGGGATAAAGCACCCACAGTAGTCATTGCCTTAATAGTAGCTGCCGCCCTATGTGCCCGTGCCTGCGTTCTAATCTCATTTAGCTCGTCCTGTTGAGGCATTATAATCCTTGCGTCTGGTATACCCCAGAAGCTCGTAGAGTCTTGATTAAATATCATCTCAGCAGCAGGTAAGTCATTAAACTGCAGTTCATCTACCTCGTTAACTAGAAACTTAGGATGGTCAAAAGATATTGTATATATCTTTCTAGTCCTATAATCTCTAATCTCCCATAGTTCTACGAACTCATCTTCCTCCATCATCTCTCTATATATAGGGTCGCTGTAAGCTCCCTCAGTCTCAACCTGTCTATTAGCCTTTAAATCCTTTCTATTAGGCAAGTATCTTTCATCTAACTTAGCATCACTCACTAACCTAATAGACCTATGCGCTATCCACGGTGTCGTAGATAACGAGACAGCACCATAAGGTACAATTGTGTCTAAAGGTCTTTCCCTAAGCATCCAAGGAGAACCAGGGAATATGTTCTTATTATACTCTATATAATTCATATCAGAAGCAAATCTATCAGTAGTTCCCTGACCTTCAAGTAAAGGAGAAGCATGGTCAGGCTTATATCCGTATTGCCCATCATATCCAAAGAAACAAATGCCAACACCGTTGGAGTAGTTATCTGCAACCATCTTTTTCATTTCTTGTTTAGTACTAAGCTTTCGTATATACCAATTCACGGTGGTTTCAGCAGCTTTAAGCTTTACATATGGTATCTGCGGGTTGTTAGGTCGCAGAGTTACTCGAGGGTTACGAGCATACACCTTAGGTATAATAGCCTTACCAAAAGCATGGATAAGATTAACAGGAATTATATCTCCCATATCATCCCAATCACATCTTAATCTTCTCTCATACATAGCCCAAGACGAAGGCTTACCATACTTGAACTGATACTTAATACCACTTCTTAGTCTATCTTTCCACAGTTGCAATAACTCAGAGTCCTTTAGTTCTGGCATATGGGATTATCCTCCATCATCTTGAATAAGTCATTGCAATCAATTCTACCTTTTGAAAGTCTTTTCTTTCTATTCGATTCCGCTACCTCCACAGAAACGCCTCTCTTATTTAACTCTCTTAACTCTTCGGTAATAGCATTCCTCCTATTATCATCTGTATGCGGAGTAGTAACAAACTCAATCCCTAATAAAGAGTGTTTCGTTTTAACACGAAGATAAGGCAAAATGGACTTCAGAAAAACTATCATGTCCTCTCCGTATATGTACCATCTATTCATAACTTTAGCACGATTCATTTTGGGTTGATACTCGTATATAACACCCCCAAAGGTTTGTTTTAGAAACTCAAGAGGTTCTCTAACTGTATTACCTACATTTATTGAGAGACTCTTATTAGTTATACATATACATCCCTCTCCATCAAAAAAGCCTGCAGCATATATAATATCCTCTTTACTACCATTGACCATTTACTTTCTCCTCTTCTTTATAGCATTACTTAATGCATCGCTATCTGCACTACTTCTAGCACTATCATAAGCCATAGCAGAACAAATCTCCATAGCTTTCTTCTCCGAGCCTACAGAATTCCCACTTACCTTACCAGTCTCTTTCCACCTACTCATGCAATGCTTAATATTAGTACTTATAGTTTCTTTAGACGAACCTTCCTTTAGTGGCATAGTTCTTTCTCTTCTAACCTCTTTCTTAATTCTTTTCTAAGTTCCTTATACTCTTCTGGAATATCTTCAATTTTCCACCCACGCCTAATTTTCTCAAGCCAAATATCAATGACTTTAACTTCCATTTGTTCCTCCTACTCTGGCTGTCTTTTGGGAAACCCCCCTTCACTTATCATAAAATGGTTATTCACATATCCCGGCCTTCAGCCCCTGGCTGTGGTTCCCCCCACCCCCCAGAGACTTCTTGTCGGGATACTGATTAAACTCTATTAATATCAGTTCTGCTTTCTCCCTATCAGTTAAATCTATATTCTTAAGGATTGTATAGACTCTATCTTCTAACTCTTTCCAAAGCATGTTGAACTCCTATCCTGGCATCACTGAATATCTTACATGGAACTTGACAGTACCTTCAACTACGACTGCTCTAATCCCATCTGGGCATTCTATCACGCCTGTAGGATTATCCACTATACAATCTCCATCTACTGCAGGTAATCCTAACTCGGCAACCATGTTTGCAGCTGATGGCGTTCCTGCCGCTGAGCAATCATGTATTGTCACGTTGGATATTGTAGCTGCTGCACTCATTAAGATAAGTCCTTTGTAGTAACTTCTAACCGTAGTTATCTGCCCATTACCAGTTAGTTCCCCACTATATCCCATTTTAACATCCATTTAAGTTCCTCCCTTATCTCATAATATCAATAATTGAAGTTACAACTAGTCACGCTTTAACGCTCCTAACTTTGCAACAATTCGTACCTTTCGCCACTTATCAGAAGTGGATGCAAGTTCTATTCCTAGTATAGCTTGCTCTTTCTTAACAATAAAGTATGGCAGAAGAAATTTTAAAATTACAGCTGCTTTCATACCTCCTATTCTCCAATGGAACACTGATTTACGCACAGTATCTGCAGGCTGCTCATAGATAGAACCTCCAAATATTCCTTCAATAAACTTGAGGGGTGCTACATCTGTATTCACAGCACCTATTGAGAGAGTGCCTTGCTTAGTTCCTCGTATACACCCTTCTCCATCAAAGAAGCCTGCTATATAAGCTAACTCTTTATCTCCTATAGTATACATTGTAAGACCATGCATAATCATTCTCCTTTCTATAAACCGTAACCTCTTTTAGTTGTTGCATGATATAATCCGTGGAGCTCATCTAGTATACTATCCAAAGTAACTCCTGTCTTAATCAACTGTGGCTCCTGCTCGTATACTGGGAAAGAGGAAAGGTTGATAGCTCCTGCAAGTGCATCCAGTGTATCTACATATTTACTCTTCTCTATCCCTTGATATTCGAGTAAGTCTGCTTCTAATCCTTTATGTGCATGCTTGATAAAGATTTGACCATTAGCAAACCTAGGCTCCATATTCTCTATTCTTGCCGCCTTTGACTGCCCATGCTTAGGATTATCTCCCACAACATTGAAGTATTCCCCTCTACGTAACATCTCTTCTCTAACTGTTTTCTCTAACTGACCCTGATATCCTACGATTTCAATACCTATGTTCTGAGTCTTATATTCTTTAGCTATACGGAATAGATGGTTCACACTTTCGGAAAGGGACATCCCTGTCTTTCGTATTACCTCGGCGACATATATCCGTTTGTCCTCTCCACAAAATATAACTATAATTGCTGTATGGCATGCACGTTTCTTATCCGAAGTTGCTGGGTCTATGTAGGCATAAAACTTACCCCTCATGTTAGGTATAATATCACAGTAGTGTATATAGTCTGGCTTGAATATCATTAACTCAAGCGGAACAGGTTTGAGTAGATACTGCGTGGAGAAGATATAAGGACCTTGAATAATTCTTACCTTCTCTATAGCCTTTAGTCCGAAGCGAGATGGATATATAGGCTCTCCTTCATCTACCATCTTCCCCAAAACTTTTTTGTAAAGGTTCTGTTCATATATAGACCAAAATGGTTCATTCTTCCGTATATGGTCTACTGGGTCATTAGCACACCATCGAGTTGCAGTGTGGTATGTATATCCTCCCTCAAGACTATCAAAAAGGGAAGGCACAAGTCTATGCCAACCAATTGCTTTATTTATCTCATCCTGCGAAGGTGCTATCTCCCTATCTGATACATCATCCTTTGTTGCAGTGACAATATCATCTTCTCCAACTCTACCATAATGTCGAGAAGGCAAATTAGTCCCAATACCTGCAGCTTCAAATGTTCCTTCTCCCAAACCTATTTGTGTACGTGGAAGGGTAACTGAGAACTCAGTTGACCTATCCCTCTTGTTCTTTGGCATCCTTTCTGGAAAGAGGACATGCAATAGTTCGTTACGTTCAAGTTGACTACGTATTTTCCTCAAGTGATTTGCTGCGTTAGTCATACTATTACATACGATTAGATATCGTAAGTTACAATCCCGCATGGCTAGCCAAAGAGGTAGCGCTACAGATGTCAGTGTGGACTTAAGAAAGCCACGAGGAAAAAGTAACATCTTATCTTTAATTGTTTCATTAGATAGAAAGTTACATACTGGTAGATGCACTTCCTTCTCTATATAATCATAACCTAAAACGCCGAGAGACATAAAATAGAAATTATTTAGAGCATGCCTCCTCATGTTGTCTATCTGTTCGTTTGTTACCACTCGAGGTATCCTCCAATGCTCTTGCTATGTTATCTGCTTGCTTCCCTTCCAGTATAAACGTCAGGCTACGAGCATCTATCCCAGGTCCTGATTTAGGCTTACGTCCATCTATGTCAAGTAACTCCATTGCCGATGTTTGTGATATACGCTCATCTTTAGAATCAAGTAGACCTACCATCTTCTTCGCTGCAGGAAGTGCTCCCTCCTTCAATACTTGTGATACTGGGTCTATTTCTTTAGCAGCAATCATCCTGATAGCTTCCTGACGAATTTCATCTTGCATTTTATTCTTCTCTTGTATAAAGATGGTAGAACGAATGACACGCTCGTATTGCGACTCTCTTATCCCTGTTTGGTCGCAGATAAATTGGCGTGAGCGTCCTGCAAGGATAGCACGCATGACCTGTCTATGTCGTGAGTTTAACTTCTTGATTTCTTTCACTTTCATCTGCTTCCTCCTTAGTCCGTCTCTCAAAAGCAATATCCCTTTCAAACGCTAAATGGTCATATCCACTTGCCCAGCGTACAAAACCAATACTTGCAAAAAATTTTTCTATTCCCTTATCCAGCTCCACATCTACTTCAGGACTTTTGTAAACTACTTTTAATCTTGATACTGACATGATTTCCTCCTTTCTTACTTAAATCTTTCTTTAATTAGTTTATTATCTTTTGCCCACAACTCTCCATTGCGTCTATGATACTTATCTCCCTTTTCCATATTGCACTCTTTACATGCTGGAACGATATTATCCTTTGAATTAGTTCCGCTCTTACTTATTGGTATAACATGGTCTTTGATAGGTATATTATCAAGAGTAAACTTAACACCGCAATAGGCACATTTGTATTTGTGTAACTTCAATATATCCATCCACTCTAACCAAGTAATAGTATTAATGGTCTCTTTCATTCTTGCATATCTAACATTTAACTTATTTATAACCACTCCATACTTATTAACTTTAAATTTTGATATATTGCTTAAACTACTCTCTGTACAGTAGCACTTATCTTGCATATACACTCCTTAACTTCATTAATTGAATTTACAAAATTTTAAAAATGATTGAACTTATAATAATACTTTATATATTAGTAAACATAGTATCTCAAGTATATTGTATCACGAAATTTTACTATATACAAATATGCAAGTTAGATTGATTGAATTTACAATATAAGTGTGTTAGTAACATGTATGTATGTAAGTAAAATTTTTAAAAAATTTAGTTACACAACGGATGTTATATATATAAGAGGGTGGCGTGGGGGGTTGGTGGGTACTAACATATACACGATATACTAACATATAACAAGTAAGTAAGTAAATATATAATATATACTACTAACATTAATTGCTGTTAGTTGTAAGTATTGCATACTAACGATTACAGTGTACTAATATATTAATTATATGTAAGTAAAGCTTGACAACATACATCATCTATGATATACTAAAAGAAAAAAGATAGTAAGTAAGCACCTTGATAATAAAATAAGGATATCAGATACTAACAAGTTAAACGTTAGCACTCATAAATTTAATGAAAGGAGTAAATTAAAATGATTACTAACAAAAAAGCAAAAGTTAGTACAGGCGGTAAACAAGTCGGAGAATGTACCATTCCACTATATCCTGAAACAGTAGAAGATGTAGTAAAGGTATTCAAAAGCACTCCAGCAATAGCGTTAAAATGCTTACAAAACGGATTAACGATTGAGTACCAGCGTATTTTACGAAATGAGTTTACAGTACGTACATCGAAACCAAGTAAGCAAAAAACAGAACTAATTGCTAAAACTAAAGTACAAGGATACTATAAAGAGGAATACGAGGATATGAATGTACGTAGTATAATGCTCGATGTACTTGCAAGTTTACCAAGTAAATAATATGTACTAACACAAAAGAAAAGAGAGAGTATTAAAATATACTCTCTCTTTTTTATTCTCTATTTATTCTTTTTTATACTAACATATTATTTATAATCAAGCAATATATAATTCTTATGTTACTTGTAATTTATTGTACTTGTGTGTTACAGGGGATAGTAACATAAAACCTATATGTACCAATGATTTCATTGATTTTATTGAAGTTACATTACATTGTTGTCAATAGTATATCTATACATATATATTATATATATATAATATATTAATATATAAATACTATTTTATTACTGGCGAGTCTGTATTTATTGTAAGTATGAACGATTATTCATACGTTTTTAGATCCAACTTTGTTAACAATTGTTAACATAATTTGACAATAAATTCAATCTATGATATAATAAAATAAAAATATATCATATATATTTAATTAATCAATTTTATGAAAAGGTAGTAGTAAATGTTTAGACATCACTCAGAAAAAGAACGTAAGGAATATAGAAGACAATACTATTTAAAACATTTAGGATATTGGGAAAAGTGGAGGGCTAATAATCGTGGAAAGGTTAGAGCATATTTATTAAAGGCTAATTACAAAAGAAGGCTCTTCGGTTTTATTCCCTTAAACGAGTATTTTGATGGCTCGGAAACACATCATTTAGATAAAACATACGTTATTTATATAGATGGAGAAGTACATAGAAGTATATACCACTGCTTGGAAACTGGGGAAGGTATGAACGAGATAAATAAATATGCAATGGATTCTATCAAGGAAAAGTTAATGAAACTTATAATTGGTAACTAAACACAATATCGTATCTTGGCGATAATCGTTCTTTGATAAAATAATAAAGTTAGGAGGTAAAATGAAATGACACGTTATCTAATATGTATTGACACGAGGTTAACTCGTAGAATGAGCAACTCAATACGTAAGATTGTAAAGGCGAACGAATACAAAAAACTAATTGATAAGTGCAGAAAACTTGGACTTGCATATAATAGCATACCATTCAGACCAGAGAATATGAATAGAATTGCTGTACTTATGGGACAAGTGAAGTCAATAATATAAACTAATTAGTTCGTAAAGTCAATAAATGAATTTATGAAGGGAGGTAAATGAAATGTACTATCTTTGTTTAGATTGTGGCAATGCAGGGAGTTTTATAGTTTCACAATCATTTGTCGCTACAATAACAATGAGGAATAAAAAGTGTGATACAACAGTTGAGTGTGGAGAATGTGGTAGTACAAACATAAAAACGATTAAGGAGGTAAAATGAAATGCCACTAAAAATGTGTAGATTACAAGAGGGCATTAAATGGACTTGTATAAAATGTAAGAGAGTAATTAGAAGCGAGATGGGAATTTTCTTAGGAGTTTCACTAAATGGTAAGATACTTTGTGATAAATGTGCAGAGGTAGTATTGGATAAGTTGGAGTCAATATAAACTAGTGGACTAAGTCCCTGCAAGGTTTAATCAAGTTTTCTCAAACCATGACTTGCTTGATAGAAACCTAAACAAGGACTTAGTCCCTTATATTATATTTACTCACAAATTCAATAATTGAAGTTATGAGATACTATAAACACATTTAGGAGGTGGATATGGCTCACAAGAAAGAATATGTTATAGATGGAGAAAGGACATCTGACTACAATAAGAAATACTATCAGAAGTATAAAAACAAATTGAAGGCACGGGCTAAACGACGACTAGTAATTAATCCAAACTTGAATAAAGATTACTATACAACACATAAGGAAAAGTGCAATGCATTGAATAAGAGGAACTATAAACGTAAGAAGGAGGTGTAAATGATATGACTAAAACAGAACAATTAAAGGTAGCATTTAAACAGACATTACAATGTTTAGTTGAGCAAGTTGATATTAGACACCCTATAAGTCCTAACGTATTAGAACATTTAATATCAAAAAATGTTAATGTGTTACTTAAAGAAGTATCAATACGAACTGATTTAAGGTAAAGGAGGTAAAATAGAATGATAGATGCAATACTATGGCTTGCACTGGGAGTACTTGCTGGTGCACTTCTTGGCTATATGGTAGGAAGTGATAACGGCTTTGTCAAGGGTTGTAACTGGGCATACTATAATAAAGATAAAAAGTAAGGAGGTAATATGATAGATATAAAAAGTTTAACTAAGGAAGATATTGGTAAGTGGGTAGTATATAAGAGTAGTACTGATGAAAGTGAGCTAGGTAAATTAAAATCCTGGAACGAGAATTTTATATTCGTTGTTTACAAGTGTGCTGGAAATTGGAATAAGTTTGAAGATTATACTGCCGCTGCAACAGCACCAAAAGACCTTACTTTCAGTGTTGCAGAGCCTATGAGTAAGTCCGACATATTGTATGAAGGAGGTAACGAAGATGAAGATGTCTGAGCTAATTAGAAAAAGGAAAGCAATGGATAAGGCACGAGAGGAGTATCATAGTTTTATGAGTGTAAGAACCTTACAAGATATTGGTTCAAGTTATTCATTGACTGAAACAAGAATGCGACTTGAAGGAAACTTAGTTATTGCACATAATGAGTTTAATAGAATGATAGATAGTATTAAGTAAATATGCTTGCTCTGTGGCGTTCTGGCGAAAACGTTGTCGGGTAACAGATTATTGGTATGGAGTTAGGCTCCATATATCCTATAAAAAGAATAACAAAGCAGGTCCAAATCCTGCCAGGGCAGGCAAAATATAAAGGAGGTATAAGATGTTAACTAAAGAAATGTTAGAAGCAATGCCAGAAGATACTGTATTTGCAACTGGTATTACAATGAATGAGGGCTTGTATAAAGAGCCTGTAAGATGGGTAGCAGTTAGAGGAGGAATTGCTGACTGGGCGATATATTATCATAAGGAACGGAACTCAGTGCAGTATGTAAGAGAATGTGGAGATAAGTGTTTTACTAAAGAAATAATTAAAGATCTCGTCCCTTGCGATGATGAAGCTTTTAAGTTATATAGATATTAAATGAAGGAGGTAACTAAATGGAAAGTTTAATAGAAGCATTTGTAGTGGAAAGAAGTAGATTAGGTACTTTGCAGCGCTCACTAGAAAATGACGGTTGGTCACCTTGGTCAATGCATCAGTGGATGTATCTTGAAGGTAAAATAGCTGCTATAAATGAAGTACTCCAATATTACTATGCAAATGTTAAAGGAGGTAAATGATATGGGAATAGGCAAAGATGGATATGATGTGCCTACTTATAATGACCAAGAAGAAAAGCAGATTAAACTTCAAGAAAAAGTGGATAAGTGGTGGTATGAATTAGAGGAAAGTTACAAATGTGAACTGATGGAAGATTACTATCCCGACGATGTATCTCTTATGAGTACAGATGATATGTGGAATGGACTAGATTGGAATGATAAGTGGGGAATATATAAAGGAGATAAAGATGAGGTGTATCCATGAAAAAGAATGATACTTTAAAGAAGAAAAAGTGGCTAAAAGCAAGAAGAAGACTTAATGGGATAAAGAGAAATCAAAACTATATAGCTAAGACAATACATAAGCCTGATATGACTTGTAATTTAGTACCTAAAAAGGAGGAAGAGAAATTATGGATGATTTAGAGTATTTAGAAAATTGTAGGGAATGTAGGGACAACGAAGTAAAAGCTTTGGAAGTTCTTAATACAACTAGTCCTGAGGTTGAAAGACTGAAGATAGACCTTAGAAAAATGTATGCACTCGAAATTATTGCAAAGGAACTAATTGGAATTAAAGAAGCGATAAAAGGGATATTTTCTGACGGAGACGAGGTTCGTGTGAGAATTATTTAGTAGAGGAGGTAATATGAAGAACTTAATTATAGCTGTGCTAATAGTTATACTTCTTCTCATAACCTATGTAGTTACATTTTGTACACCGGAGTATAAATACTATGAACTAACCGCAACTGCATACTACCCAGGTGCTGAGTGTACGTATCCCTACGATGACGGATTTACAGCTATTGGTCACGTTGCAGGTAGGGGCTCTATAGCGATTGACCCGGAGAACGGTCCTTTAAAGTTTGAACAGCATGTCTACGTAGTAGGTTATGGTGAAGGAGTATGTAATGATGTAGGAAGTGCAATTAAAGGTTGGAAGATAGACTTATGTTTTGACACTTACGAAGAAGCGGTAGAATGGGGAGTTCAGTTAGTTAAAGTATATGTATTGGAGGTAAAGTAAATGTTACCACTTATAATATTTCTGGGAGTATGCGTAATCTTTATGTGCTTCCCAGAATTATTTGAGGCGCTATTAAAATGGATAGATAAAATATTAGAGAAAGGAGGAAAATTTAGATGGTAGAGAAAAAGAAGGAGATTGGATATGATGTAACTGTCAGGTATCGTGATGGAGGAACGGACAATTTCTATGGAGTGAAGAGTGCTCGTGTTCTGGATAATACACTTGAGATAGTTGAAGGCACAGCTACAACTGTACATATAGTCTTAGGTGTAGTTACTCACATTAGAATAGTGGAGGTGAAGAAATGAAAAAGATTAAACTGGGAAAGGAATGTAAGTGTATACACTGTCACTGGTACAGACCTAAAAAGAACCAGCGCTGCTGGGGATTTAGTGAAGGAGATATCGAGGATTGTATGAGTAATGAATATGCATCTTTTAAAGGGAGGAAGAAAGTAAATAAAAAAGAGGAGGTGAATAAATGACAAAACTTAATGCGGAAGAGATGTTAAGACTGTCAAAGTCTAAGACAGTTATATATTTAGATAAAAAGAAGAGCAATATTCAGGCTTGGGTTGACTCAGCAGTTCGATTAGAGATGGATAGATATTGCATAGACCATGGTCTAAAGAAACAAGACGTGGTTGAGCAAGCAATAGTTCTATATCTATTCCTAGTTGTTAATGATAAGCTGGACGAAGTTGTTATGAAGTATCTGCCTAAGAACTCTACGAAAAAAGAATAGCTATCCGCAACTTCAATTATTGAAGTTATGCGAGCCTACATGAAGAGAGGAGGTGATATCTATGACAAAGGATGATATTTATAAGGCTTGTAAGAAGTACGCTCAGGCATATGCAAAGGGGCATGTAACAATACCCAGGAGCCCAGCTGTGATTGACACTTGGGACAAAGCTGACTTCTTACGATTTAGAACTCAAGCATCAAAGGTAGTGTCGCAAGTGGAACTTGACATCAAAGGTATAGCTGGAAAAGTATCTGACGAAATCTTTGAGGAGTTAATTACTTCTGTAGGAGGTGAAAAGGCATGATATTTGAGTTAGCAAGACTAAAGGATAAGGTAGAAAATTTATCTTTTCGTGAGAGAACCGAGATAGATGATGAGTTTCTCGAAAGCCTACCCCAAGATACTAGGTTGTATCAGGCATACTTTATGGGTAAGGGTGAGCAAGCAACTAAGGAAGCTGTAACAGCTGACTTGTTATCTGTAGCTCAGGCCATGAACGATACGGAGAGGACTTGCTTATTAAAAATATCTCGGCAATTACTGGAGGGTAAAGATGCTTAAAATAACAAGAGGAAAGTTAACCTTTATAGTACCAGACTACTGGCTGGATGGCTATGGTTTCTTAAAGCCCAAGGCTATTTGTGCTCTCAAAGTTTTCTTTGGAGCTAAAACTAACGAGCAGGCTGACAAGGAGCTAAAGAAGAGAGAGAACTCTCCTAAAAAGGGCTGGTATAAGTATAGTATTCCACAAGGAGGTGGTATGGATGAAGTATAATACCAAATTAAATCAAGGAGGAAAGTTTGTAAATGGAACCAAAATACAATGACATTGTTAGTGTAGAGAGATTTGGTGGTCTTAAGTATCAGGCAAGAGTAAACTGGGTAGAAAATGGGAATGTTGGCGTAACTTTCTTAACCCCTAAAGAAGTTAAGGGAGGGGCTAGTGTGGTAAAGGTAAGTGAGTGTACATTGATTTCTGCTTCTGCTAAAGATGAAATGGCGGAGAAGATTGCTAGTATAAGTGATGAGGAACTAGAGGAACGTATTATGAGTATTAGAAGGAGGAGATATCCTAAAGCTCCTACACCACATAGTAGGCAAACAGGACAACCGAAGGTAGAAAGGGAGAAGAAGATATCTCTAGATGATATCTTTAAGAAGATGGAGGAAAATCCAAAAATAGAAGGGAGGTAAAGACTTGTTAGATACAAGAAAACTAATAGGAAATTTAGAGGCACATGGTGGTAGAGTAATGAGCGGAAAAGTATTACTTGGTGCTCACGTTCCATGCTTAGAAGATGCTATAAAAGTAGTAAGGATGTGGGAAGCATTGCAACACACGTGTAACAAACATGCTATATCTGATGACATTAAAAAGGGGATTAGATATATAGTTTCGCATATTGAGGGTACATACTTCCCATCAATAATAAAACAAACTGTTACTGTTGAGATACAGGGGGCAGATGAGCAAAGACTTCGTAATACAATATCTACAATAGAATGTGTAGATGGAGTAAAAGAGGTGAGAACATGAGATACTTTGACTATACTGTGATGAGTGATTTCTTAAGATGCCCATACTATTATTACTTTCGTCATATAAAGCATTTGGTTCCACTAACTAAGCCCCCTGCACTATCATTTGGTTCTGCTTGGCATGCAGGCTTAGAAGTCCTGCATAAAGACGGAACTCTTGTAGAGTCTAAGGTTAAGTTTGGGGAAGTGTACCATGATAGTCCAGACGAAACTATGAGAACGGTAGCGAGAGGGCAGAGGATGCTGGAACTTTACACGGAGATATATAAACATGACCCTTATGAGATTATATATGCTGAGACTCCATTCCACGTAGCACTTGGCAATTTTATTCTTTGCGGTAAGTGTGATGCTATAACTAAACACAAGATAGATGGACATATATATTTAAAGGAAGTAAAGACAGCATCCAGAACGGGCGCCTCATACTTTAGAAAGTTCGCTTTCAACTATCAGATAGATATATATACTATAGGAACGTTGGAGCTTATCGGCGACTGTGTTGGGGCTTTGATAGATGTAGCTAAAGTTACTACATCAGCTCCTACAAGAGACCATTTTGAAAGGGATATGGCATCTCGTTCATTTGTAACCTTGGATGTAGCTAAGAAGCATATTATAAACATAGTAAAGTCTATTGAAGCTTTAGAGACTTACTTTAAAGTCCAAGATGGTGAAGGTGTACCTTGGAATGCTCCAGACTGGTCAGTTGGATACTTTGACAAGGAACGTTGCTATGACTATGGAAAGTGCGTGTACTTTGATATATGTAGGACTAACATGGATGCAAGGGCACTTAAGATGTTTAAGAAAGTAAAATGGAACCCTGAAAGGGGGGAGGAGGAAGAGATAATTGATTAAGAAGGAGTGGCTTGATAGCATATTCGCTCTTAATCCTTGGTACTATGAACTTAGAAAGGAGGTGAGAAAAAGAATGGCTATTGATTATAGAGAAGAGTGGGAGAAGTTTAGAGTATATTATGGAGGGCGTCGTGTAGAGTCCAAACAATCGGAAGTGGGAGCAGGAGTATCTCTAACCTTAGGTAGCTTAATGAATGGTTGGATAAGAGATATCATTGATAGTAGAGAAAAGCTAATGGAAGAGTTCGTGAAGTCGAGGATGAGCACTGACATTGTCGAAGGTCGAAAAGATGGATACTTGGTAGGAATATGGTTTAAAGGAGGACCTATGTATGGTAAAGTATCCGTAACTAGAAAAGAATTTCATAGTTGGCTAAAAAGAGAAAAAGGAAAGGAGGTGAAGTAAATGCCAAACACTAAAGACTTAAAAATATCTAAACTAAAGATATTAGTATGGGGTAAACCCAAATCAGGGAAGACGTTCTTCTTCAGAACGTTCCCTAAACCTGCGAAAGCTTATATGTTCGACCCTAACGGTATATTGTCGTTAAGAGGAGAGGATATAGAGTTTGAGGAATATAACGGACCTTCAGGCTATCGAAAATTTAGGAGAGACTTAGAGAATGATATGAGAGCTGGAGTAATTAGAAGTACTATGATAGACAGCTTAAGTACTATTCAACAATGTATGATGAAGGACGTGCAGGAAGAGAACCAAAAGGCTACTGAAAATTATCAAATTCAAGAGTACAACATATACTTTAGCAGGCTTAGGTCTCTTCTTATAGACCTAGTTAACTATCCAGTTCATCTATTGTTTACTGCTCATGAACAGATTGTGGAGAACAAGCTTACTGGCGACGTAGCTATACTTCCAAGTATATATGGCAAAGACATGCCAAATGAGTTTCCTATGTTCTTTGATGAAGTATATCACACAGAAGTGGTACCTCATCGCAAAGAATCTTCTGAGTATTTCTTACGTACCCAACCTACAAACTTACTAATATGTGGTGGAAGAGCGGATAAAGATAATGTCTTGAATAATTTGGAGGTACCTGACTTTAAGGCTATACTGGAGAAAATATTAAAGAAACCTATATTAAAGTGAAAGGAGGATAGAATGGCAAAGAAAGAAGTTAGGAAAAAGTTGAAGGCAGTTGATACGAGGAGTGCTCAAAAAAAGTGTGAGGAGATGTTTGGGGTACTAGGCATTAACATAGATATTGGGAACTCGGCAATACTGCACTAGCAGGAGAAATGAAAAAGTCTCTGAAGCCTATGAACGCCCTTGCAGATAGAGCTGTTGAGTACTTCAAAGATAGAATGGATGATGAGCATACTCCTATCTTGTTCGCTGTGTTCAGCTTGATATTTGCTCGGATACTATTCGACCCCACCGAATGACTAGTTTACAATTAAAAGAACTAGGAAAGGTTATTAGACGCTTAAGTCCTGTAGATAAATTGCGTATGACTATTTATAAACATGGACTGACTGAAGAAAAAGTTACTAAATTTATGAAAGGACTTCCAAAGAAATTTTGCATAAAAACAAGTGTTGAAGCACAATCTACTTGTGATTCTTTATGGCAAGAAGCTACAGCAAGTAAAATATATGGACTGGGTGATTTAGAAATAACAATGTTCTACCCTAAAGAGGAAGGAGGTGATAAATAGTGAAAATTAAGTTACCTGTAGGTATTAACTTAGATGAGATAAAGGAACTACAACCAGTTCCAACCGACCAGTATGTATGCCAAGTTAAGAAGATAGAACCGAAAGAAGCAAGGGAAACAGGCAATCCTATGATAAAGTGGCAGTTCATGATAATGGAAGGGGAGTACAAAGGTATGGCGCCTTTCTTCTTTAATACAGTCTTGTTAGAGCAAAGTGCTTTTAGCTTGAAGGACTTACTTACCAAGCTTGGTGTTGAGTGGGAAATGGAAGGAAAGGTCTGTGTGTTTGAAAGTACTGATTGTATGAAGAAGGACATAGTTGTAATTGGTAGACTGAGAGATTTCAAGGGGAAACCTGGCAATGAAGTAGATGGTTTCTTGCCAGCGTAGTTAAAACAGGGTAATTTAGTCTGCAGAGACTATCGTCGACCATTACCCTGACAGCGAGGGGTGTTTCATTAGCTCTGTACATCCCTCGCTTTAAAATTTATGATTATCTAATACATGGAGATGAAACATGACTGAAGATGAATTCATACAAGAACTCATTGAGGAGAATGAAAAACGTCTACGGTACAATGAGCACTATAGACAGTGGCGTGCAGAACATCCAGAATTGATGAAACTCAGACGTAAGCGGTATCATGCAAATCACATTAAGCACGAAAAACAATATAATAAGCAATATCGTAAATCTCACTTTGAAGAGCGAAAAGTCCTTGCGAAAAAATGGAGGATAGACAATCCTGAAAAGACATTGGAAATATCCAAGAGGGAAGGCAATAGAAGACGTCGCAATCTAGGTTTTATACCTCTAAATAACTATTTTAAGGGCTCTGCGGCTCATCACTTGGACAAGAGTTATGTTGTTTACATACCCGAGGAAGTGCATAAAAGTATTTATCATTGCTTAGAGACTGGTGGGGGTATGGAAGAGATAAATAAGTTTGCTATAGATTTTGCTAAGAAAGAAATAATAGAATGTTTAGAAAAACGCGGGCTGGGGCTTTCGTAGGGGGTGCCTCCATATGTTACTTAAGTGTTCCCTGAGCTTTGCTCCAGTCCGCTTATTAAATATATTAAGTAAGGAGGAAGATGTATGTCTGAAGATGATTTTGTGCAAGCCGGTAGAGAATGGCTTAAAAATGATAGACTAAAGAAACTGGAAAGACAAAGTCAATATAACGTGCAGTATAAAGTGAATAATCCAGATATTACTGTAAGCCGCAATAAGGAGTTTCGTGAAAGTCACCCTGACTATATGAAGGAATATAGGGAGAAGTATGGGGATGAACTTAGAGAGTGTGTGAATGCTTACCAAAGTATATATGCAAAGACTAAAAAAGGTAAGGCTACTGCACAAAGAGGGCAATTTGCAAGGCGGCATAGATTAGGATTAGGGCTTAATACTTTAACGTCTAGTGAGTGGTTAGATATATTGAAGAAATATAACTACAGATGCTTTTACTGCGGCGCCAAATTAAATGCTGATAATGTACCACAGAGAGACCATATAATACCTGTAAGTAAAGGTGGGGGTAACATAAAAGAAAACGTGGTACCTGCATGTAAGAGTTGTAACTCAAAGAAGAGTATGAAATTAGTAAAAGTACTTATTTTGGATGAGGGGAGGAATGAAAAGTGTCTAAAGTAAAGATAGAGGATATTAAAGTAGGTCGACGATGTAGGGAGGACTATGGAGATATAGAAGGGCTTGCTCTCTCTATCCAGCGATTTGGCTTGCTCCACCCGATTGTCGTTGATGAAGATTTGAACCTACTAGCTGGTGAACGTAGACTACGTGCTCACAAGTTCTTGGGCCTGAAGGAAATAGAAGTAACTTACAAGAAGGATTTAGACCCTGCAGAGAAAAAGGAACTTGAGTTGGAAGAGAACATAAAGCGTAAAGACCTCAACTGGCCTGAACTAGTTATAGCTAATAAGGAACTATATGACATTCGGGTTAAACTATATGGGCCTAGAATAAAGGGACACGAGAGTGATGGATATGGTAGGCAAGACCATGCTATGGCTTTAGGCAAAAGTCAAGGTATGATATCTCAAGACCTACAACTGGCTGAAGCACTTATCCAGTTTCCTGAGTTAGCCAAAGAGAAAACTAAGACCGTAGCATTTAACAAGTATGTAAAGATGAGGGATGACTTAGACATGAAGGAGTGGGGCAAGAGAGGGAAATTTAATACTGACCCGAGGGTAATACACGGAGATAGTTATGTGGAAGTTAAGAATATGAAGGATGAGTCAGTAGACTTCGTAGTAACTGACCCCCCATTTGCTGTTAATATAGATGAGAAGGCAAAGCAAGATAAGGCGGTGAAGGATGCAGGATATAAAGATGACCCTCATGTAGTTATGGAGAACATTAGGTTGACGGTAGGGGAACTGTATAGAGTATTGAAGATGGATAGCCATATGATTATAGCCTTTGCGTCAACTCACTACACGCAGCTATTTCAGATGTTAACTGAGGCTGGATTTACTGTAGACCCTACCCCCTTGATATGGAATAAGATTACAGGTAGTACTCCTCATAGTGGTAAGTACTTCCCATATGCCTATGAACCTGCTTTCTGGTGCCAAAAAGGTAAGAGAGAACTATTCTCTACCGCCTGTAACATGTTCACGTATAAGCGAGTCCCCGATAAATATAAGAAACATCCTTTAGAACGCCCTCAGGCTTTATTATGTGCCTGGATAAATGCTGTGTCGCTCCCTGGTGAAGTTGGACTAGATGCATATGCCGGAGGAGGCTCTTTCCTAGAAGCCTGCATGTCTTTAGGTAGAAAACCTATATGTATAGAAAAAAATGAGAATCACTATCTAAGTATATTGGATAGAATTGAAGAGATTAACGAAAGGGGGAAACCATTAAGTGAGTAGAGAAACGGACTCAGCATATATTGCTGGCTTTTTTGATGGCGAAGGTTGCGTAGGAGTACATACTGACTCACGGAATATGAAGCCTTATCTTATGATAAGAGCAAATAATACTGACAGAGTAAATCTTCAGTTTCTTGCCGATAAGATAGGCGGGCATGTTCAGAAAAATCCTAGGTCCGCAAGACGTAAGCCAATTTATTTGTGGTTAGCTTGCGGAGTAGAAGCAGCAATGATACTGTCTAGACTATTACCATATCTTATCGATAAGAAAGAACGTGCAGAACTTGGGATTGAGTGTATGACTACTCCGTACATGGCACGCAAACTTGAAATAGTTGACAAAATGCGTGAATTAAATAAGAAAGGAGTTGATGTAAAAAGTGATAGTTAAGGGAATAGGTCCTCAAGATGCTAAGATTATGTTCGTGGGAGAAGCTCCGGGAAGAGAAGAGGAAATATCTGGTACGCCTTTTACTGGAGGAGCTGGTAAGGTACTAAATCAATTTTTATCCCAAGCTATGATTACAAGAAATAATTGTTATATTACTAATATTATGCAGGATAGGCCAGTCAACAACGACTTCGGGCAGTTCTACGAAGATAAAAGTAGGAAGGTTCCTTCTAAATTCCTTCTTGAAGGCATAGAAAGACTTAAGAAAGAAATAGAAAATATAAACCCGAATGTAGTGGTAGCACTCGGCAATGAAGCACTTAGAGCTATCACGGGACTAAGAAGTATTACTAAGTACAGGGGCTCAATTCTATTTTCTACTCTTGTCCCTGGCCAGAAGGTAATTCCTATTATTCATCCAGCTGCTTTAATGAGAAACTGGGACTGGGCTCCACTTACTTTAGTAGACTTGGAAAGGATTAAGGTAGAGGCAGAAAGTCCTACTCACGAATTCACGCCAAGACTATTTCATAAGATTGAGAGTATATCTGCATTAGAGACTGAAGTGAAAGCCGCTATAGAATTTGGAGAATACTTATCCTTTGATATTGAAACTTGTAACAACCAGATAAGTTGTATAGGCTTTGCTACTAGTTCTACTTATGCTTTTGTAGTACCAATTCATATGTTTGAAACTTCTAACTGGTCTGCTACAGACGAGAAGATTATTTGGAGACTCGTAAAGAAACTACTTGAAAGTGATTTGAAAAAGATAGGGCAGAATGTCAACTTCGATATGTTCTTTATCCTAGATACTGTAGGAATTAGAGTAAATAATCTTTGGTTAGACACCATGTGTGCTTTCCACTGCGTCTACCCTGAGCTTCCAAAAAGTCTAGCTGTCTTATGCTCTATATATACTGACCAACCTTACTACAAAGACATGATTAAGACTGACTACTATAAGTACAATGCTCTTGACTCAATGATAACTCTTGAGTGTGCTTTAAAGATAAAGGAGGAGTTGATAGAGTTTAGGACTTGGGCTGTGTATAGGAATATAGTTCATCCTGTACTAAATATACTTCTTGATATGGAGTCAAATGGGGTTAGAGTAAATTTAGAAAAGAAAGAACTAGCTACATTATCTACTAATGAGGAGATAAAAGCGCTCCAAAGTAAATGGGATAAGGCAGTAGGGCATCCACTAAATGTAAACTCTCCTGTAAAGATGTCTGAGTTCCTATATGAAGAACTAGGACTACCTCCACAGTATAAGAGGACAACAGGGAAGGTAACTACTGATGTTAAAGCTCTTCATAGACTTGCTGCTAAATATCCAAGTATAGTATTTGATTACATAGAAAGATTGAGGAAGGTAAGAAAAGTATACTCTACATATCTAACTGCTACTGTAGATAGTGATAACAAGATAAGGTGCTCCTATGTACTATATGGAACTGAGTCAGGTAGACTTGCATCTAAGATGAGTAGATTTGGCTCTGGCATGAACTTGCAGAACGTACCGAAAGGTATATGTAGAGAGATGATAATTCCTGACGAGGGTTGTATGTTTATATCTGCTGACTTATCCCAAGCAGAGATGAGGGTAGTAGCTTGGCTAGCTAATGATACTATCCTTATAAATACCTTTGAGTCAGGGGAAGATGTATTTAATGTAGTAGCTAGTATCGTGTTTGATATTAGAGTGGAAGATGTTACTTATGAACAGCGGGATTTAGCTAAGCATATTAGTCATGCCTGTAACTACGGCATGGGACCTATGACCCTTAGTGAGATATCAGGACTTAGCTATGCTGATAGTAAAGAGAAACTTAACTCGTATCATATCAACTTCCCACGAATACGGATGTGGCAGATGGAGATAGAGGCTAAGCTTAGGAAGGTCAGGATGCTCGAGACACCTATGGGGAGAAGACGTACTTTCTTCGGTAGATGGAACAATGCTCTTATCAGAGCAGCATATAGTTACATACCTCAGTCAACCGTGTCAGACGTGATACTTATGGGTATGATAGAGATGGATAGAAGATTGCCAAAGAGTTGTAAGATACTTCTAAACATACATGATGAAATAGTTATACAGGCACCTATAGAACCTAAGAGATGCTCCGTAATAAATGTAGACCCTGTTATTATTAATTATAAGTGCCCTTCGTTTAGAACGAATTGGGTACAGCATATAAAAGAACTAATGGTCGAGTGTATGACAATACCTATTCAGATAAATGATAGGATATTAAAAATACCTGTGAATACGAAGCACGGATACGATTGGAATGAGGTGAGTTAGATGAAAAAGATAACTAGGTTGGATGAATACCAGAAAGCTGCGATGTCTACAATATATCCTTTTAAAGATAAGGGAAGACAACTAGAATATGCAGTACTTGCTCTATGCGGTGAGTCAGGAGAATTGGCGAATGTAGTGAAAAAGATAGTACATTATAAAGACCCACTAGTAGATGGAAAAGATGTACTTAACGAATTGTCTGACGTTCTCTGGTACGTTGCCTGTGTCGCTGACGCATTAAATTTAAAGTTATCTGAAGTGGCTACTTTTAATATTAGAAAAGTATTCGCAAAGTTGGGTACTAAAGCTAGAGCAGGGACTGAAGCTAGAATGAAAGGTGGGGGTGAGTTATATGACAGATAAAATAAATATGTACTATCCCGTATATTCCCTAACGGGAAACCATTGGATAGTACTTAGTGATGGGCAGAAAAGTATAATTGTCAAGCCAAGTGATGTAGTGCTAATAAATAGTGAGAAAGGTATGTACTCTATAATACTACCAAAGAGTAAGA